GGGTCCGGTTTCTTCAACCGGGTTGTTCAAGTTCCTTTAAACTTAAGTTAAATACGTTACTTAAGAGTTTTGGAGAGGTAGGTCGCAGGGGCATCCTCATCGTCGAAAAAGAACGACGATCAAGAGCCCTTCTTCCGAACCTCTTCTCTTCTCTTCAGTACTTGTTTAACTCTTTCCGAAAGTTTGAAGGCGGCTTGGGAAGCTCCTCTGGCCAAACGGTCTCTCTGTCTTTCAACAAAGACACTGTCGGACATAGGTAACCCTATGCTCTTCAGGAAGAGAGGCCAATGACCCGAGGATCAAAGGGTATCCACTCCCTGCTTCTTGAGTCTGAGATACATCTCTGTGATCTGCCCATAAACGTTAAGGACAGGAATCATGGAAATGCCATCACAGGCCCAGATAACCTTCTCTTCATCTTCAGTATTCGTCAGATTCATAACGATCATCTCAGCTAAGACCCCTAGGGGCTTACCTTTGACGTTCTTCTGATTCTGCGGATCTGAGGCGTTGAACAAGTCCATAAGACTACCTTGGATCGCGTTTCGCGCGAGGTCCTCGGATATCTTAGGGAGCGGTGTGCCTAATTGCCTATAAGCTGCATTAAGACAGTTTAAAGCCGATGTGGCACCCCTCATGTATAACATGAGTTGTTCTACTACTGCCGCTTTGTGATAGAATTCTTTGCTTGTTGAAGCATTGAAACCTTTCACATATTGGTAGTATGAAGAGATGACCTTTGCAACTTCTTCACCAAAATCTCAACCTTTGTCCTTCTCACCGTAGAGAACGGGCAGTAAATGGTAAAACTTACTACTCGCCCTTGCGGCGTGAACGGGAAAGGGTGTGATTTCTTTTCCATTAAGAATCAGTCGTTTAGCAAACTCCAAAAGCTTGCTAGACTCATGAGTCTTTATGGGTGAGAAGTCCACTCCTAACGTCCGGATAATAGCTTTATATGCTTCCGCCAGTTGACGATCTCCGATAAGGATATCATCTCCTAGTAGAACATACTTAGCTGTTTTCCAGTCCCTACCGACTAATTTGCAACTGAGGTACATCACGTAGTGATGAGCGACCGCGAAAGCCGCTCATGACGTATAGGCCCCCATAGGAGTTCCG